AAAAGATAAATTAGGAAATATTACATTAGATATTTATTTATGCTAGTAGCGAGCATTCACGGACTGATTCATGAGAGCGTGGATGTATACACAAAATAAATAAGCGTGCCACGTGTACGCTTATTTCATTTCTTTAGTTTGTATATCTTTTCTGATTAATTCTTTGATGTAGCCCATTTTGGACTCAACTTCATCCAATTTCTTAATAATATCTGCATCCGTTTTATAGTTTAATCTAAGGCTAACAACCTTTGTGTTAGCCTTATTGTATTTGTTGTTTCCTCTAATGTGTGCTTCCGTTGCCATGATACCTATTCCTCTTTTCTTTATTTCATTCTTGACAAAATTTCTTCTCTTGTTGCTTTCATAGCCCCTTGATACCATGTAACAAATACATCAAGTGGATTCTTTGCTTGTCTATCATTAAGCTTATAGTTTAAATCTTCGTAATCTTCCATTAATTCTTCATTACTAAATTTTTTGATTTCTTCTCTGTGTTCCTTAACGCTCTTATCAAAATATTCATTCCATTCATTATATTCTTGTTTTGTCATTTCTTATTTTCTCCTTTATATGTATTATTTAATAAACCAAACAACTAACAATGCAATTCCTAATACAATTACAATTACATCTAGAATTGTTTTTATCTTTTGTAATCTTTCCATTCCTTGTTCCTCCTTTTATGTGGTACAATGAAATAAAGAGTTAGGGAATTAATTCCCTAAGCTCTTTATAATTGTTATTGTAAACGCGAGAATTTCAATAACATTTTTAGCAATCTCTAAGTAGATGTTCGCTCGTTCTGCTTTGTGATTGCTTTTTTTGTGGTTCATTGACTATCCACCTTTCTTTTTATTCCTTGCCTTTATCTGACCACATATATATTATATCATTCAAGTACTTACTTGTAAATAGTTTTTTTAGGAAAATAAAAAAGCCCTGTATAAACAGAGCTACCATAGATTGATACCAACATGTGATATTAACCTCAAACCTTTTCCATTATAGCATAAAAAAAGAACCTATGGAATTAACCATAGGTTGCTTTCTATAACATATTGTGCCTTTATTCGTACATTTTTTTATTTTTATGTGTGTATTTTATGCAAATCTTCCGTATGGTGTAGCGTTAATGCCTTTATTGTTTAACATTCCGCATTTCATCCAACGGCGTTCTCCCGACGATGCCGAAAGCCATGAAATCCACACGAACCCTTCGCGCTTTACATATCCGTCGTAATGTACTGACATACCTCGTTCATATACAAAACCTGTATCGACCGCTTTATCACTTGGCGCTTTCATGATTTTAAGCGTTCTATCCATATAGAATGTAGCGTTTTCTTTGTGGAAATCTGACGGAATACAATTTAAAACAGTTTGAACCGCTTGTGTTTGAGTTCCACTATTAGGAACGTGAGGGTCTGAATCAATTGCACTGTCGTTTGTCCATCCAATCGCTACGCCTTTTCTATCGACACGATACGGATATTTAGTGCCTTTGATTACACGTCCGATTGTTCCACTCCAATCTCCTTTTAAGATTCTAGATGTACCGTTGCAATTTGTACTTAATGTATTTGTGCAAATTGGCAAGCCTACCGAATATTTTTCACCGCTTGGCACGCTAGGTTGTGTTGGTGCTACTGTTTGACCATCTAATCGAGCGTTAACTTCTTTAGCTAATTGGTTCATTCTATCGTGTAGGAAAGGACCTGGGCAACTTGTGCTCGCAAACATTCTGTGTTCTGTCAAACTTCCGTTTGCGTTTCCTGTGTAATTCAATCTAAAATTATATCTCTTACAAATATCAACACATAGATTTACCAATGCATTCCATGCTTTAGTTGAAATTGTCCAATTAGGCGCACACGTTTCATTTGCGACTTCAATTGTGATAGATTGGCAATCGTTGTAGTAGTTGCTTGATGTCCATGCTCTGTTTTCTTCATCGACATTGCATACGATTGTACCGTCTGAACCAATACAATAGTTTGCACTAGCCATTCTTCCTTCAACTTGGAAAGATTGAGCACATCTTTCGGCACTCCATCGACAAGCCATATGGTGTGGTGTAATTTTACATACTTTATAGCCACCACGTCCACGCATATAGTTGTTAGGACTTGCGACAATGTACTTATTAGTTAATCTTGAGTATGACATTCTTCATCTTCCCCCTTTTCTAATCCATTGCTCAATTCTTCTTGAGCTTCTTCATTCAATTGTTCATAAGCTAATTCATCCATATTAAATAGCTCCTTTCTTTATATAAAAAAGGCACTGTGTAGTGCCTTAATTTTTATCTACCAAGTATTCTTGGATTTCTTTACGTGTTTCTTTTAAATTCTCTTTGTCACCTTCGGAAAGCAAACCGTCAAGAATTGCAATATTAGCTTTAAGCATTAAATTACCTCTTTGTTTGTCCGCTTCTAGCTTTTCATTGTGTTCCGCTAAGGTTTGAGTATGCTCATCGATTTTCTTGTTTACTTTGCCTTGTAATTTAACGAAAACTTCAATCGCTTTCAATCGCTCGTTATCGTTGTTTAATAACTGACCGTGACGATTCACTGTTTCTTTCAAATCGTCACTTGGTTTTTTAAACTCTTTAACAATTTCTTTAACAATCTTCACAACGCCCCAAACCGATGCAATAAGTCCGCAAATCCAAAGTATCTGTTGGCTTGTAATTGTAAATTCCATACAAGTAGCCTTTATTTTTCTTCGTTTTTGCCTTCCACAAATCGCGTAAACGCTTGATGCATTCCTGTACTAGCTAATCCCATTAAAGCACCATAAACGGCACTTTCAACACTCAAACCGCTAACGGCTAGGTTTAATACCATGCCGATAAAAGCCAATACGGTAGGAATGTATTTATTTGGGAAACTTTCAAACGATGTTTTTAAGATATATCCAACAATTAAACATGCAATCAATACAACTAATACGAAATATTTTGTTAACTCTGTAAAATCAATCATTTTGTTCTCCTTCGCTTAATAGCTTTTCTACTTCTTTTCTTAATTGCTTCGGAACTTGTTCCAAAGTCTTTAAACCTTTTCTAATTAAACTTGCGTAAATTTTAGCCATAATTAACCTTGCCTTTCATATACATCACACAATGCTAATTGAATTTCTGTGATTTCTGATTCTAATGATTTATTTTTATCCGACAACAATTCAATAAATTCATCTTTATCATATTCAATCATATTAAATTCAAATAGGTTAATATCGCCATTTTCCGAGCTTTCTACAACTTCTTTTATATCTGTATACACAAATACTTTAGTTTCTGTGAATTCTCGTTCTGACGGCTTTACGGCACTTCTCTGCAATCCGTAATCTTTCATGTTATGCACACCTTTCTTTTTATCACATTCGTGTAATACGAATCACAAGCATTTTCTAAAGGTAAGATATATTTTCGATACAAATTAAAACCATCGCACCATTTCAACCAACCTTTATATGAATTGATTTGACACCACTCATGATAGTTAATCATATTGCCTTTGCTAACTTTTTTGTGAATTGGTATCAGTGCTCTTTTCATTCTTTTTAAAGTTGATTTTCTTAATAGCGTGTAGTCTCCAAAAAATCTATATCCTAGAAAGTCAACACCTCTAACAAATGTGGGGAATATTTGCCAATTGCCTTTCATTTCTAGTTTTAGGTTTTCTCTAAAATATTTGTCGATTTCAATTCTTAAAAGATATAATTCTTCTTTTGTTTCTGCGAAAATCACAATATCATCCATATATCTATGGTAAGAATCGACGTGTTTTTCTTCTTTAATCCAATGGTCGAAACTAGATAAATAAAAATTGCCACTGAATTGTGACAAATAGTTACCGATTGGAATTCCTGTATCTCCTTCGGTTGAGTCGATGATTTCATCTAGCAACCAAAGTAATTCTTTATCTTTAAAAATGCTTCTATATTTATATTTAAGAATGTCGTGATTAATTGATGGATAATATTTTCTAGCATCGATTTTTAAACAATATTTACATTTTTCTTTGTTGTTTTGGATGTCTTTTTGCATTTTCTTATATCCGTAATGTATTCCTCTATTTGGAATAGCCGAATAAGTATTGCTAGTTAGATTCTTTAAGATATAATCACCTATTACTTGTAAAATCGCCCATTGACAAATTCTGTCGGGGAAATATGGTAATCTGTAAATTTCTCTATCTTTTCCACTGTCGTGTTTTATGAATGTGGTGTATTTGGATGTGTGATATGCATGGTTAATCAACTGCTTTTGCAATTTGTTCAAATAGTAATCTAAATTTGCATCCACACGTTTAACTTCTTCATACCATCCTTTTCCACGCCTAGCATTCTTGTGTGCTAGTCTTAAATTTTCCATATCATAAATTTTGCTATAAATATTTCCTATTCTTTTCATTCTCAATCCTTCTAAAAACGTATGCAATTTTTGCGAACTTTCGAGCTAATACATAGCCTACTAATACACTTTTAAATTGTTGCCGTGTAGTACGGTCTTTTATGTTTTGGCAAGTGCCAAGGTCAATATCATTCAGTTATATTAAAACCGAACCGTTTGATGATTCGGTTTTAAACAAAAATTAATTTTAAAGCACATTACAAGTGACCACTGATATCACGATTCCGATTACTGACACTGTTATTCAAATTCCAATAGAAAGCTCCCGAATTACTGCCATTATTCCAATTCCCACCTAATTGGGTGATTGATTTAATTTTTGCAAATCAGTAAATCACGATGATATTAACCTATGTATATTGTAACATATACTTAAATAATTTATGACATAGTGGGGGTATACGACAAGCGACCACCGATACCACGACTCCGACTACCGACACCGTCATACAAATGCCAATAGAAAGCCCCCGAAATACCGCCATCACTCCAAAGCCCACCCAATAGGGCGACACGATAACCGTTTAGGTTTTCTGTAACCCATGTGTAATCACCAACGGGTAGAGCACTATTGCCATTACATTCAGATGCTAGGAACAACCAATCGTATTCTTCGCTATATCCTATTGCGGAAATAAAACCGTCTTTAGGAGTTAATGTAAATCCGCACGGTTTATAATTACCTGTGTTCTTTCCTTCGGCATATGCGAAATCATCGCAAATATACGCCATTCCACCATCCATTTTTCCATTTCCATATACATTCATTCCACTTGCAAACTCCCAAATAGAACCATAGAAATTTTCAACTCCACGATATGAAATAGCAACTTTACCATTTGCGGTTTGGGATGTTCCTGTGTAGTCTTTGGTTGCATTTGCCATTCCTGTGTTATTGCCTAGTGATGATGTTGAACCTGTATAAGATGCACATGATGTTGAACCGTTATCGGGAATACTTGTGACACCTTGTCCAATTGCACTTTGTACATCCATAGTCCCTAATTCAATCATCATTAGTAATTGTTCCATTGATGCCATTTTGATATTCAACTGATGCCAACCATCGCCACGATTCTTTGCTAGTTGTTCCGTTTTTGGTCTAGTCAAATCTTGTGATAATCCCGATGTTGGTCGAACATTTGCAATTGAACATAATTTATCTGTGCTAAAATCCGCAACTTGTTCATCGTTTGCTAGATATTTACTAGCCGATGTATCGTATAACGAACCTTCAAAAGCCGATAGTAATACATAATCCGTTTCTTTTCCGTTTTTATCAAAGAATACGGGATGCACTTTAAAGTTTGGTTTTGGCACATCTGATACGTAATAATTGGCTTTACGCATATGATGCCCTTTTTTTGTTGTCGAGATTTGCTCTGTTTCAACGGGCACAACGTTGTAATAGAATTTAGGTTGATAAACCATTACTTGCCCATTTGAGCCATCTTCTTTATATCCGTTATCGCCATAATACGCTTTGATTGTTCCATCATCCGCCACATTACAACGCCTACGCCCACCATACATTTTAAATTTATTGAAATCTGAACCTTTGTTTAGTCCAACTGCTCCACATAAACGTTTAAATGTACGATTCTTATAATCGACTTGTAATCCAACAACTTGTGTATCGACTAATCCTAGATAGTCTTTAACATCTGAAATTCCATTCAAAATTTGATTAGCTTTTTCTGATGTTACTTGGTTTAAATAGCCTTGAGCTTTTGTGTTCTCTGATTTAAGAGAATTCAATGTACTTGTAGCCGTTGTATTAGATGAATCTAAATTTGTTTTACTCGATTTTGCCGATTCAATAGATTTATCTAATTCTGTTTTAGAATTATTTCCACTCGTTACCGATTTATCTAGATTAGATTTAGATGTATTAGCAGTTGATACCGATGTGTCTAAAGCTTTCTTTGCGCTTGTAGCATCTGTTATTGAACTGTCCAAATCTTTCTTAGCCTGTGTAGCTTTAGAAGTGGATGTGTCAAGATTTGCTTTCGTTGTCGATGCCGTATTAGTTGCACTTTTAATGCTCTCTAGTGTTGCTTTTGAATTATCTAAATCTGTTTTTATTCCTTTTAATTCTGCTTTGATTGTTTCGTAAGACTCATTATCTTCATTTACTTTTTTGATTGCTCCGATAATCGATTCACGAACTTCTTCTCCGTAAACCGCATTTTTAATTTGGTTTATCTCGTTTTGAATATTCGGCATTTACTATTCACCGCCTTTTAATGATTGCAATTCTTTTTCGTAATCTTCTTTAATTCCTTCCATATATTTATTAAAGTCGATTGTTCTTTCATTGTTTGCACCACTTTGAACTTGCACTAGAACATCTGCTAAAATTCCTTCTAACACAAAATATGGTAATCCACATTCTTTTTGAACTGTTAACACGTTCTCTAGAATCGCTTGTTTTGCATTAAACATTTCCAAGCTTATTGGTAGTGGTCTATCTTCTTTAATTTCAACCTTCATTTACTTTCTCCTTTTCATTTTCTTCTATGTACATAATAGGTTTAATTGTAATATCATCCTCGTTTATCTCTGCCATTTTAGGCATTATATACTTAACATCATCACCGTTCATATCAATTCTCCTTTACTATGTTATTTGAAACACTTTAGCATCCACCATTAAACCATGTTTGAATCTAAGGAAACATGGCGTGTTAGGAAAGTTGCCTTTGTTGCCTGTAACGCTTGTACACTGATAAAAGTTGAATGTTAAATTCTTTCCAATATCATCACCTATTTTAAATATAGGATTCTTTAAATAGTGATTTTGCATGTCCAAGTTCGACGAATAGTAGAAAGTATCCTCTTCGTATGTAGAGAACGCTCTACCTTTGCCTATGTATACTAGTTTAAATTTGTATACATTATCCGTACTTTCACCTTCATCTTTTGATGCCCAAGCCATATAAGAACCATTGTAATTTAAATCAAAAACAATACCTTTTGTATTTTCATCACTAGTAAGACAATTTGTTCCAAGCATCCCTAAACGTGAACCGCTATTGTGTAGCTCTATTCCGTTGTTATAGAAGCTAACTAAAAGTGAATTATCTGTATTGTCAGAATTTTTATATATCTTCATTGCGCCATCAATGAATTTGATGTAATTACTACATGAATTCCATGCAATTTGAATATCCGTGGCACTTTGTTTTAACTTTGTTGACCACTCATCATTTCCTACTTTTTTTGATACAGACGCTACGATTTCATCTGTTTTTACTTCAAAATCCGCACTCGTAACATAACTTTTTAATTGACTGTTTGTGTACCCATTAGCGCTCGATAACGATGAGTTAGCGCACGCCATAGCATACTCCTGTGCATTTAAAGAAATTTTATTTGTCGCAACTTCAAAATTTGTACTTGTAACATAATCAACTAATTTACTATTAGTGTAGTCTTTTGCGTTTTTCTCTGCATCTGTCACTTTGTCGTCTGTATACGATTTAGCGTTCGTTAATGCTTCATCCGCTACTTGTGTTGCTTTTTGAGATGCGCTAATAATTACTTTTTCCGCACTGTTTTCAATTTTCGTTTGCGTTTCCACGCTTGTCCAATAGCTTTTTAGTTTTTCATCTGTCTTTTGGTTGGCACTCGATTCTGCATTACTAGCTTGTGTATTGGCATAATCTTTCGTTTCTGTGATTTGACCGTCCGTGTATTCTTTTGCACCTGTTGCTTTTTCATCTGCATATTTTTTTGAATCATCTAGTGATACAGTTATTTTTTTCTCAACACTTTGTTTGTAATTGATACTTAATTTAGATGCATCAATTGAATTGGCAACAATACGCTCACCAATAATTTGACCGTCCATTGTGATAGCCGTATCGTATGCACCATCATATCCGTTACTAGAATGTGCTAGACCGCCTAAATTCCATCTCCATAGATTCTTTGCCGTCTTAACGTCGTCCGTATCCATGATTAATTGTTCGTTAGCCGTTGTTACAACATGACCGTGTGTTGCATCATGAATAATTTGTGTAGCGTTTTTACGCGCTTCATCTAAAATTTCCGATTTATTTGGAATTGCATTTAGTTTATTTTTAACATCCGTGTTTTCTTTTCGTGTTGTATCTGTTAACGATTCTCTTACTTTAGCTCCAAACGTAAACACTTCGTCACTAGGTTTATTTAAAGGAATTGTACGTTTTGTAACCAAAAAGAATTTATCAAGGTTATGCGGTTTAGATACAACTCTTACCGAATCCAAAACTCTAATTGCATCTGTGTTTACATCTAAATTGTGTAAATCGATAGCTTTAATTTCTAATGTTTGTGGTTCGTATTGAACCTCTTTTAAGTATTTTTCGCCTTTCGATTTTAAAATACTAGGTACATTTACATCATCCCACTTAACAACCTTTTCAATCCATCCGTACTTATTAACGGCATCTTGATTAACTATGTAATTCTTTCCATCATTAACGCTTGTAATGTCTAAATATGCATCTAAAGCACTGATAGGCGATTCATTTTGTCTAGCGCCTAAAGGAATTAATACCGTGCAAATATCTGACGTATCGTAATCTTTTGTGAAATCCATTAGATTTTCACCGAATTGTATAATCTGATTAGAAACCTTTGCATAATCTTCTATATAGTCAATATATCGCTTCCCATTTTCTTTTCTGACTTTTATATGTCCGCCTAATTTCTTAATCAACTTTTCATTAATGCATTCAAGTGTAGTTTCGTAATTCGTGTATCTATAAAGTGAATCGTTGTTGTCTTTTACTGTAACCACACCAACATAGAACTTTCTTTTATCACTGACTTTTGAGTTGTGTACATTCAATAACGCTTCTAGAAACCCACGTACTGTCATATCGTGATATTCTGCCATTGGTTGAGTTGTGTTTTTCAAATACGATAATTCACCCGTACAATAAAATGTTCTTCTTTTGTAGAAATCCTCTGTGTGTTCCGTTGGAATACCACTGAATATTTCTTCACCATCTTGTTTTACAACGATATTCGAAACCAAATCAATAACATCATCATAATATGGATGTGTCGGCAATATAGTAAATTGAAAAGAACCTGTATTTGATTCTTCCAAAGTTAATTTTGGTGAACCTAACACAAGTTCTTCGTTTCGTAAATCATAAATAGGTTTTTCATCGCAATATACTGTGTACATTATAATGAACCCCCTCTATACATAATATTGACTTTGCCATCACCTTTAAAAGTAACAACATTGTCACCTTCTTTTAATCTAAAGTCGAAAACTTTATTTTCTCCTTTTTTTAATTGGACCGTAACTCCATTTAGTGTAGCGCTCATAGCATCCGAACACGTAATTGTTGGTGATACAACTTTTCGCCTGTTTATAAGGTTTATTGTTGCCGTTCCATTTACTGTTAATTCTGATGTGTGAATAATTCCATCAACAAATGAGAATGTATCCCATATCCAAGGTTCGCCCGTTGCGACAACTTCCATTTTATATGGTTGCGCATCCACATCTATTGTAATTTCTCCAAGCGCTTTGTTAGTTTTGAACTTATTAATCGTTACATTTCCTTCGTAATAAAATGTTTTATCCTCGTCTAAAACAACGTGATAATTTCTGCCGTGTAAATAATTAGATATCTTAGAAATAATGTTAGGAAAATCAAATTTACTTCCAATTGCTTGAAATGTAAATGATAGTTTTCTGTTTTTGTATTTAACGTCGTTTGTTAAAACAGTAGAAAGGTCGATGCACCCGTCACGACCTTCTATCTCTACTGTTTCACGTTTGACATCGGGAAATCCTATATCTTTTTCTTTTAGATACACGTTGAAATCATCGTATGAGTGCTTATTTCCAAATTTTACGCCAAACATGACTATTGACTATCCTTTCTTTTTTTGATTATACCTAATTGTTTATCCATTTCTTCCGCCGTTTCTGCGACTAGCATTCCTGTATCAAGTAATAATTTTATATTACTGAACTTAGGGAAATATTCACCTAGAATTTCGAATAATTTATCAAAACATTCATACAACACTTGAACAACTCCACTATTTTCAGTTGATACCGCTTGTTGAATATCTTTCATCAAATTATTCTTTCCGTACATCATTTCATCGCCTGCTTCGCCCGCACCTTTTAAGTTTCCTGTTACGGAATCCATTCCGAATAGTGTAGGTCTAGTAAACATGTAAGGTTCATCCATCGCTTTCTTATACCAACTGATTCCGAAATGTGGGACACTTGGTGGCTTTAGACTAAATCTTCCACGAATTGAAATGTGTGGTAACGCTAAATGTGGCAATCTCCACGAGAAATTAAATGCGCTTCGAATTCTGCTAATACATCCGCTAACCACTGATACTGCGGTAGATATAGGATTGGTGATTGCGGTTTTAATACCGTTCCAAACGCTTGATACAGTACCTCTTAATGAACTGAATGCATTTGTAACGTTACCTCTAATTCCGTTAACAACGCTTGAAATAATATTCCTAATACCATTCCATATTGAACTTGTACCTGTGCTTAAATTTGTGAATATTGATGATACACTGATGTATACCGATGTAATAATGCTCACAACTGTGTTTTTAATGGATTGCACAACACTTGAAATAGAGTTTTTAATTCCATTCCAAATAATAGATGCTAGATTTTTGATAGCGTTGAATATTCCATCGATTCCACCTTGCATGGATGTAAATGTCGCTTTAATAACATTCCAAATTCCTACGGCAATATCTTTTAAAAATTGTGCCATGCTTTGGAAAATGTTTACCGCTCCATTTTTTGCATTTGATATAGAGTTTTTAATAATATTCTCTATGTCCGTGAAAATCTGACTAACTGATGATTTAAGGCTTCCGCATAAATTGGCGATTCCGTTTAAGATACCATCAATTAACGATTTACCTAAATTCCACCAATTTACTGCATTCCATACATCGAAAATCGCTTTAATGATTTGTGGAATGTTTTCAATTAATGTCGGTATAGCTTGAATCAAACCTTTGCCTAATTCAATAATAATTTCAATTCCTTTTAAGAAAATTGTACTTGCACTATTACTAAATGCATTAGCTAGATTTGATATGATTGTCGGTACTTTTTCAATTAGTGTAGGTATCGCATCTGCAATTCCTTTCGCTAACGAAACCAATAAATCCATACCCATCGAAACTAACTGCGGTGCATATTCCAATATTGCTTGTGAAAATTTCAAAAGCATATCTAAAGCACTGCTTATGATGCTAGGCAAGTTTTGCTCAATTCCTTTACACAAATTAGAAACCATTTGCTTGGCGGATTCCATAAATTTAGGTGCTCCGCTTGTAAATGCATTTACAATCATTGTGAATATAGTCTTAACTGCTCCAAAAAGGCTTGTGGCAAGACTTGGCAACGCTTGAGCAATACCACTAATCAATTGTCCTACTGCACCTAAAAGTGACGGCAATAAATTGATGATTGTATTCAATAATTGTGGAATTATTAACGTCATTACTAGCGGTATTGTTTCAAAAGCTTGTTTGATTCTAGGAAATACATTATCAACCAAAGTATTAAATGACGTACCAAATTGATTTGCCAATTCTCTGATATCTTGTTTTCCGTCTGACAATCCTATCATCAAGTTTTCCCATGATGCTTTTGTCATGTTCATAGAACCTTGAATTGTGTGCATCGCTTCTTTGGCAGTTGTACCTGTAATGCCTAAATTCTTTTGAATAGCGTGAATTGCATTGTATACATCCGCTAGGTTATTAATATCGTATTTAATTCCCGTTAGCTTTTCTGCGTCGGCTAGTAATCTCTCCATTTCGGATTTTGTACCACCATAACCTAATTTCAAGTTGTCTAGCATTGTGTAATTTTGCTTCGAGAAACCTTGATACGCATTTTGTATCATTTCCATTGACGTACCCATTTTATTCGCATTATCCGCCATGTCGGTTACTGCCATATCCGCAACTTTGCTCGCTTTTACTGTATCACCTTGTAAGCCTTGCAATAATGATGCACTGAATGTTGTAACGGTTTCCATGTATTTATTCGCGCTCATTCCTTGCTTTATATAAGCTTTGTGAGCGTTTGACATTACATTGTTTTGAGCTTTGATAAGTTTTGCATAATCTCCTTGAACGTCTGATACCGTTTTTCCAACACTCTTTGCATACTGTTTTATGCTCATTCCTTGAGCGCCGAAAAGTGTTTCAACGCCACCTACTAATTGCTCATATTCGCCGTATGCATTAACTGCAAAGCCTGTGATTGTTGAAATACCCGTCGCACAAAACGCTACACCTTTAGCGCACATCGAACCAACTTTAACAACAACCCCACCTAGCTTTGATAACGCTCCATTGCCACGTTCAGTAGCACTTTCGGCATGCCGTGTTGCTTCGTCAATTTCTTGATTAGCTTGTTCTCTTCCGTCAACTCGTAATCTTAAAATTAAATCCGCTAAATTCATGATTCACCCCCTTTTTCTATTGAGGTTTTAATTCATTCATAACGTCGATTGAGCATTGAATAGCTCCTTTAACGTCAATATTTGTGTTTTTATGTTCTTTCGGTCTGATAATTTCTTTGAATTCTTCGTAATCTTTATCAAAACCCTTATAAAGCCATAATCTGTAATAGCTTTCTTCTTGAACTTCGTTTAATAAATCTTGTATAAAATCAAACGATTGATTATTCACAATCAACTCGTCAAAAAGCAAAAAAGGACTTGCATATCTTTTAAATAGCAAGTCCATAAATTTGTTTATTCCGACTTGAGCAATTGTGAAGCTTGTGAGAAAAAATCTGAAAAATCATCCTTTTGATATTTAATGTAATCTTGCATAAATTTAATAAATTCAGTTGCTTTCATATCTTTAATCTGTTGTTTTGTTAAACTTGATGTACTTTCCAAAAATTGATAAATTTCTTTCTCGCAATCACCAAGATGATTAATAACTAGCTCGATAATCGGCATTACTAATTGATATCCTAACTTATCGGCATTAATGTTTCCTTCTTTGTCTGTGATTTGCGCTAACTCGATATCATTAACGATACCTTTAACTTCATCGATTCCAAAAGCTTTAATTAATTTAACTGCGGAAAAAATATTTGATGTTTTAAATGGCTTGATTACATAATTATTCATGTCTTATACCTCTTTTCTTCTTTTTTTATACTTGACTTACTGATTTTTTATAAATGTGCCATGGCAATGTTGTTAAATCTTTCGCTTCTAATGTCGCAACACATTCAAATGTTGCTTCCACTGTTGCTTGCTCTTTATTTTTGCCCTCTAAAGATAAACCACTTGTACAAATTGCATTGTCAAATTTGATAATGATAGGTTCTCCATCAATTGTATAACCGATAAATCCTAGGTTTTCGATGTAATCTCCTTCGTCAATCTGTGGCTTAGATACAATCTCGTCAAATCCCGTAATAGTTGAATCTTTCTTCTTAGCTCCTGTCGAAACCATAGCCAAGTTATCTGATGTGATTTCTGCTAGGTTTGTTGTAAGTGTAGCAGTTTCGCCCATCTTAACTGTTAAACCTTTTGTTTTGACTAAAATTCCATCAATTTCTAAATCTTTTTGTTCGGGTTTGATTTCGATTTTAGAACCACCGTTTGTTGCTCCGAAAACTCCGTCATATGTCCATTTGTCGGTTGTGTATTTTAGTCCGTAACATACGACACCACTTCCTAGCATGATGTTATTTGCGGTTTCGCTTGTAACACTGTGTGTTTTTCCAATTTCAATTGGTGCATTTGCTCCCATTTTTTACACGCTCCATTCTTTTATTGTTATTATGATTTCCATTCGCTTAATTTGTTCATCTTGCGATGGTATCATTTGCATACGTTCATAAAAAAAAGCGACACTATGTCCGCTTTCCAATATTTCTGTATGATTCCTTGTGATTTTTCTTATGATTTCCAAATCTTTTATTAATCTTGAATATGTGCCTTTGTTCGTTCCTGTTAATGTAAACGAATATTCATGGTAGCCTTGTTCTTCCGAACTATCTACCTCTTGAAAATCACCTTCCCAAAAAGGAAAAGCGACAATATCATTCACTAAATCCAAAGTGTAATTAATTCCATTGTTTGTTAATAACCTATCTAATGCACCTAGAAAATTCATTTTAAATACTCCTTTAAAATATCTTGCATATGCGCTTCTAGTTCTTTTTTCATTCCAAAAGCGGTATTTTTCAAGCCGTGAGGGTTTTTCTTTTTACCTTTGGTTGTTCTCCAACCTTGTCTACCTTTTTTCCCTTCGTACTTGTATTTCCATGGCGTTTGTCTACCGCCGTTTGTGTAAATACCTGTTCCGAATTCTTCCCACGTGGCATTTTCTAAAGGCGAACCAATAGTGCATACTTCGCCATCTGTTTTGTGATACCAACTGTTTTTTAAATCGCCTGTATCAACTCTAGTGTTTGATTTTACTTGCGATTCGATTTCCCCACCGCATTCTTCTAATCCGTTTTGTATCGCCTGTTCAATCGCTTGTTTAACCGCACTTGAATTATCAATAAAGAATCTAGACATTTTGCACACCACCGATATATTTTAAGTAAATTTCTAAATGATAGTTTAAATTCATAGGATTATCGATATATGTAATTTCATACACTTTGCCATCAATTACCATGCGTGAGTTTTCTTCACTTATATCTAAATTTTGATATTCACAAATAAACACATGTGTTGATTCCACAATTTTCGCATTGTAATTATATTGAGCGTTACCGCTCTGCATATCCAAGAAACCTTTTATTTTTTTAAAATCAACGTAACTTTGTACTTTTTCTCCGTACTCATTTTTCTTTGTAAATAGCTTTTGGATAGTTGCGATTTTGTTTCCACCGATTCCAATCATATTTATCTCCATTCGATATACGGATTTAAGAATGTTAATAGCTCGTTAGGGTATCCCATCGATGTATTACTGTCATTACGTTGTATATAGCTTACTGAGTGTCTTGAAATTGATTCACTCGCAACTCCTTGTTTCATGTTCGGTTTTACATTTAAATCGTAATTTAAAAGCTCCACACAACCTTCTACAATATCGCTAGGATAATCGATTTTAATAACACTCATAATTGCATCATTTACGATTAATTGCTTGTCTAAAATCATCGAGTTCTTTTGAACGGATTTAATCGTATATAATCCATTGTTCACACCACCATTATAAATTTCTACTGTATCGCCAACACCAAAACCAACAAATACATCTTTATACGGTATTAATGTATCTCCGTTGAATGTAAATCTTGATTTAATTGGTTTTAAGTAGAATCCGTTTCTAGTGTAGGCTCTGATTTTCTGTTCGATTGAATCTAATCGTCTTTGCAATACTATTTCGTTAACTTTTGAGAAATCATAATCCGAAAATTCATTCAATAAATCTTTTGCATCAATAATCATACATTCACCCCTCTTTATAAAAGGGAAAAAGCCTTAATTGAATAAGGCTTAAACACTTTTAACTTGTAATGTTTTAGCAATTACAATTTTCTTTTCGTTTGTAACTGCCATTACATACATTTTATCGCCTGTTACTTCTGTTTGACGGAATTTAGATTGACGTTCTGTTTCAACGTTTGTATCACGTTTCAAGAAACAAGTTAATGCTTCTGTATCGTCCTCTGTTTCGCTATCTCCGTTTAATTTTACAATAGGGTTTGCATAGTACTTAGCAGTAACGGCTTTTACTTTGTCGCCAACTTTTACGCTAGGGAATGTTTTTCCTTCGTATGTTTTTAAATTTTCACTTGTTACCTCTGTACCGCTTGCATCATGTACATATTCAACTAACATAACCTTTTTAGATGGGATGATACGAGTGTTTGCGATTGTTCCAATTTCACCATCAACCGTTACTTGACCTTGATATTTATCTTTTGAAATAAAGTTAGGGTCTAAACGTAATTGTGTAACTTGATGAGGGTGTACCCACATTACTTTATCTGTGTTTTCTTCTTCATTAAATACATCAATAGCATTTACTAATGTTTCGTAGCTTAATACATCTGTTGATGTAAAGAATGTTTTTGTACCATACAATTCTTCTAAAACATCACTATCTAACTTTTGGGTGATGGATGTTGCTAATTGCGATGTTAATGTGCCTTGAGGGTTTCCGTAACCGCTTAACACTGCTTCATCTGTAATGATTCCACCGATACCGATTTTCTTTACTGTGTGTTGTTCTGAACTTACTGATAATTGACGAGTTGGAATTTCTTCACCTTCCGCTACATCAACTGCATCACCGATATATCCGTATTTTGGTACTGTGATAGTATCTCCACTTTGTCCTTGTAAAGTAGTGTCTAATTTGACGTAAGGCATAAAGCGCACTTTATTTTCTACCTTTGCACTAATCATTTGTGCCATAACTTGAGGGTTAATCAAGTTTGCTAACTTTGTGACTAAATTTCCCATATTTTTTTATTCTCCTTCTTCTCCGTTTGCTAATTTGTTGAATAATTCTTCATTTTTATGGAATAATTCATTTTTTTGGTTGTAATTCATCTTGTCGAATTGCTCTTTTGTGATTTTTACGTCCTTATCTCCATCGTTTGGCAAGTCGATTTTTTCAACGACTTTTTTTGCCCCATTTTCAAAATGCGATGGATAGGCTTTTTTCAAATTGTCAATAATTTCATTAACATTTGATACTTCGCCGTTTTCTCCGTATTTAACGGCGTTTTCATCTTTTGAAAGCTTGAATAATAAGTAGTCAATATCTTCCGCTTTTGCTTTTCCACTTAATAAAGCAACTTTTAAATTGTTTTCACGTGTTAATTGTTCGTTATTCGCTTTTAGGTCGGAAATTTCCTGTTCATAATTTGCGATTTGTGTCTGCAATGCATCTTGACCTTGTGTTTGTGTTTTTAACGTTTCAATTAATTTCAAAGCTTTTGCATATTCTGCTTTTTCTGCTTCATATTCACCTTTCATCTTTGTGTAGCGTGTATCGATGTTTTCTTCTTTTGATAAAAAAATCTTGCTTTCTTTCATCTTTTCTAAGAATTCCGATACTTTTGAATCATCCGCTAAATACTCTTTCAATAACTTTTCTAACATCTGTTTACCTTCCTTTTCCTTACGCTTTTTTACGTGTTTTCGCCCACGATGGCTAAAAAATGTAAATGGCTTTTATACGTGCGTGCTCACGTAGTTTTATGTCATTTCGGACATATAAAAAAGGCGATTATAGCGCCTTTAATATCTTTGATATATAAATACTTGCAAAACGAACAAAAGCGCCTAGAATCGTTTTCTATGCGCTTATAATTGAATGCTATTTATCTTGTTCTGCTTTTGGCTTTCTTCCTCTTTTTGGTTTTTCTTCTTTTGGTTCTTCAACTGTTTCAGTTTCTTCGACTTCTTCCGCTTCTTCTTTTGGTTCTTCAACTGTTTCAGTTTCTTCTTTTTCAACAAAAGGCTCAACCTCTTGTCTTGTTTCAATTACTTCGGCAACATTGTGTTGCATAATTTCAAATGCTCTTGCATCTTCAAACTCAACAACATCACCTCTTTTGTAATACATTCCTGTGTTTTTGTCTTGGCATAACTCTTTAAATCTTAACTTTTTCATTTCATTGCTCCTATCTTTTTTAATCTATTCTCAAAGTCTTTAAATGATTCATCTTTATTGAATGATTCATTTAATTCTTTGTAATATTCCGCTCTTTCTTTTAATTTATCTAAATCCTTTTGACCTAGTGCCCACGTTGCACGTTGTAACAATGCACATCTACAATTACATACTTCACTTGCACTTCCATTAGGGTCACACGGATACATCAAACCGTTAGAAAAAGGTTCATCAACATTTCTTATTTCTTGGTCAACCATTCTATGACTCCAACGTGTCCGACCATCTAGTGTAGCATCCCACTGTTTTGTTATCTTGCATCCATTTGCTTGTGCTTCTTTTTGACAATTAAAACTAGATGTGTTTAAAACTCTGTGCCCTTCGGTTCTTGCAATCAAACTTGCTCGATTCCTTCCGATTATACATCTATCATGTATGTGTTTTGCCACTTGCATACTTGACCAACCATTCGCAATGCCCCTTGATATTTCAAAGTTGATTTCTTTTGCAAGCTTCTTTTTGTCTAGTCCTAGCTTTTTGTAAATTCCACTTGTTAATTTTGTTTCTTTTACAATTGCCATCGCCATTTCATCTTGCCTAATAGGTAATATCAATGGTATACCTTGCTTTTCTAAATCGTATAGAACACCATACCATCCGCATTCATAACACTTTTCTAAATAATCCATAATTGAATCATAATCATTGATTTTTATGAGTGCTTCTTCAATCTGTTTCAACAATGCTTTTTGGTACTTAATTTGCCAAATTTTAGATTGTATATCTGATTCTTTGGCTTTTTTCATTTCAGACATCAACCTTTTAATTTTGCGGTTTATGTCTGATTCTGCTTTTCTATACGCTTTCTTGATTTCCTTCAACACTTCTTCTTCGTCTTGTATATTACTTTGGATATATTCTTTCTGATACTTATTCATTCATCAATCCATCTAATTCAGAATAAGCCTGTTGTGTTTCTTCTTCAACACTTTTCGGTTTTGGTATTTTATCTCTAATTGAATTGTAATCGATATCCAAAGCCACACAAATTTCTTTTACAATCGTTTCATTGTCTAAAGTCTGTGCTAACGCTAATAACGTATTAACTTTAATCTGTGTTGTCTGTGCATTGATTTGCTCAATCTGTGCATTATCCTGTGCATTTGTCATAACCTCACGTTTAAATTCAATCCATACATCGCTATAACTGAATTGTGTATCTTGTTGCTCGTTAATTTCATCAATAACCATTGTGATTACTGATTTCATCATTCGCTTCAACTGAGCTTCTAATTTCTTACACTTCATTTCTAACAACGCATACTTTGATTTTAAATTGTAATTCGTTGTGTTGCCGTCGCCGATTGTGTTTGTATTTAATCCCATACCGAAACGATAGATGTTTTTCTCATCCTCTTCCATCTTTGCTACACGAGCTTGATACGGAACGTTTATCGTCTTGATATCTAAATCTCCGCCTTCACCGACTGACACTTGCTTTTTAACTTTGATACTTTGTGTTAATTCATCAAGGCTTTTTCCGTTGTAACCTTTAACAACATAAATTCCTTCGGCAACATCTTGTAAGTTGTTCGACAATCCGCAAGCCATTAAATCGTAATCATCAATTAAATCTTTAATAACGTATAAATCTGACCTTCTTCGTCTATTGTTATCCAATCTAACAAATGGAATACCTTTAAAAGTTTGTTGATACGTTGCTTCATCCTCTTTATAAACAACGTGTGGTCTTGGATTTAGTTTTTCGTCTGTATCTACCTTAATTGTGTTATCAATCATTTGATAGAAGTAAACTTGCTCATCATCCCACACTTGAATTTTAGAAACAACTTTGTTGTTCTTTTCTGTTTTCCAATAGTAGTGGTAAATGATGTGGTCTTTTTTATCACTTGCATATTTACTCGGAACTTCAACCACATTCAAACCATCCGCAAATTTAAAGTGACTTCTAAAATCATCGCCCATTTGCCTATATAGGAATGAATCACCCTCGATTTTTGCATATGTAATTAAATCGTTGATTTCCATCATGAACTCATCATCAAAATACTTATTTAATTCTGTCTGCAACTTTGGATTGTCTGATTTCACAATGTAATCGTCGCCACTTAGCATATACTGTGCGCATTGGTCTACTAATTCGGTAAAGAAAGGATGTGAAATTTTGATGTTGCTTCTTTGCTCATCTTCCACAAATTCGCCTTTAGCATCTGTATAGTAGATTTTATAATCTTTGATATCGTGTCTACCTTCATAATAATTTAAAGCTTTTACGCTTTCCGCTCTTTTCAACGATGAATTATTTTCATCAATGAATTGTTTGATTTCTGAAATTTTTAGCATCTTCTCACTTCCTTTCTAGAATAACCATTCTCGTTTTCCTTTGAATTTACGAATCATGCAACTTGCCGAATCGGGCGCATCGTCATGTTGTGCATTCTCTGTATAATCGAGAATTTCATTTATATAATCCGCATCTGTTTCTTCAAGCCAAATAATATCGTTCCAATACTTTCGTAAATAGGTTGATATTTTAATAAATTTATTCATGTTTTCGGAATAATCCTCGACATATTGTCTGTTATTCCTTAATTCCTTCGCTAAATAGCCTTTATCTGCGTTTCTTTCGCATGAAATTGAGCCAACTCTATATTTATCTTGTAATGCATAGATTTCGCTTAAACAATCGTCTACGTGCTTATTCCAACGTTTTCCTAACATATAGAATTTGCCATTAACTTCTTTACAAATCGTATAAGCCGTGCCATCTTCACCACCATAACTTGCATCGATATGCGATACGCCGTCATATATTAACGTTTCGTCATTCGTGAATTTAGGATTTGTGAATAATGCGTCTGCATCTGCAATATGCTTTAATTCATAGTTCGCACTAAATAAACTAGGTGTCATTGATTGCCTAATTTCTTCGAGCTTTTCTCTATCGATTAATCCCGTTGAATAACAATCGTATGTTATTTTATTCGGCATTTTCGTTGCGATACAATCTTCTTTGTGCCATGGCGTTCCTGTATTAAATATACGACCACCGCGATTCTTTACGTTTTGCAATTCCATGTAAACATTCTTAACTCTTTCACGTTCCGCACGTGATATTCTGTCTTTTAAGTTTACAATATCATCTGTTACGACAATATCGGCGTGCTTACCTGTTAACGAACCACTTGAACCAATTCCCAATAACTGAACCATACCTTTTGTAGATGTATTTAAAGATGTATCTAGCTTAAAAGATGTATCTTGTGTGAATTTTATTTCACATCCATATAGCCTTAATGCTATTGTCTGAAAAATGCTTGTTTTCAAAAGGTTGCTAACCTGTTTAATAACTTCAATAACATCGTCGTCGGTCTTTCTGACAAATATAATCGTTTTATATGGAAATAACACAATGATAAATGCAAAACTAATAGACAAACACGTTGTTTTATAGCTACCACGATGTGCTAATAACGTGAATTCATCATCACCGTATATCATCATCTTTAACCATTCGTTGTGTAATTCTGTTAAATCTGTGAATCCACATAGTTGTCCAATTTTATACGGTTCATTTCTTAAAAGACTAACTAAATTCTTATCCATCTTTTGCTACACTGTCGAGTAGTCTGTCTAGCTCTTTAACTTTATCATCGATATTATTGTTAACATTCACTTCAACAACACGCTCACCAATGATTTCTCGAATTGTATTCACTGCATTAATATTTCCTTTTAACGCCTGTGCATACGTTTTTACGACCATCGCCATTTGATTATCCATGTTATCCGCATCAATGCCCATAGACTCAAATTGTTTCTTTGCTCTTTCGTCTGTTAAGGGTAATGTTAACAATAACTCCATTTGCTCTTTTAGCGCTTTTCGTTTCCTTCTATTTTCTGCACGTTTCTTTCCACCCATCGACTGCTCATCGAGTGTAAACTTGTGCGCTTGCGGTATTAAATTATCTTTTCTTGCCATCTAATCACCACCTTTACATGTTGCTCCAATATGCGCTATGTCTATTAACACCTTTTTTAGATGCTCTTGAGCCTAACGCTTTATCTTGTGCTAATGAATCCGCTTTGTTTCTCTTCTTTTCTTGATTCAACATAGCCTTTGTTACTTTTGTAATACTTCCGCCATTCTTTTTAGCATTGTTTAACAATGTTTTCATACTCATACCTTGGATTGGTGTTAGTTTGTCATATCGTCCGCCTTGAGGGTCTGAATGTTGGTATACTGTTCCATCACTCGCTTGTGATAATCTGATTTTTGTTTGTCCATCTGATGATGTAATCATAACAGTTTGAACCCCTCTTGCTTTCTTACTTTGTCCGCCTCGTGCTCCTTTTGCCATACTATCACCCCTTTAAACGCAAAAAACGCTCACATAATAGTGAACGTTTTAAGGAACTCTTTATACTCTAGTATATGAGCTTATTTCTTTTTTGTTGTTTTCTTTGGTACTGTTCCATTCTTAATTAAATTAAGCTTTTGCTTATCTGTTAAGACTTTACCGCCTTTTCCATCTTTCTTTTTCTTCATGTGCACCTCTAAAATTTAATTTCTTTCATTTCATTGCTTGTTGCGTAATCTAAAATATAATTTACGTAATTCAATGCTTTACCATCTTCTTTTAAAATGATTACACTTTTATCGCCTGTGCTATCATCGTTTTTATCTAAAAATCTATATGCATTATCGAATTCGTAACACGTATTCACATCACTATTTAATTCCAACGCTTTTTGTTTTGCCAAGTCATAACTAATCATAATTAACCTTCTTTCTTTTGCTCTTTTTATTTCTTCGATGTTCTTACCATGAATCGCATATCGTCTGTTGGTGTAGCGTTATCCGTTCTGAATAACTCCGTATGATTTAATGTTGCGTATGGCAAGTATTTTTCTAGGTATTTCACACCTGTTACTCTCTTATTAGATTGTACATCGTAAACATGCAATTTACCATTCTTTTGTTCGCAATTTATTACATGTCCCGAGTTACCGCCTGCCCATTTTATACGAATAATTGCACGCGAACACTCTCCCCAACTCGACATTTGTTTTTCAATGTTTTTGATAGTTGCTTTTTCTGTTGATTTACCAACCGCAACATGTGACATTCCTTTCATTGCGCCTGTCCAATTTGCTCCGTATGGCATTGAATCGCCTTTGTATGTTGGTTGTGCAATAACATCGTATCCTCTTCGTCGCATTTCGTATGCGAAAACACATCTTTGACAATTCGAACTAAATTCTGCGTATTTGTCACTATAATAAGGATTTGCATCAAACCACGCATTAGCTTCGCTCATAGGCTTTCCTTTTGCCCCTAGTGCTTCACTTAATGAACTTGGTACTGAATCTCCAACACCATTTGGACTAAATTTGTCGTTTGTGCTAGGGTTTCCTCTTCTTCTCTTTCCACCTCTGCCACCTTTAGCCATCTACTTACTCCATCTTCCTTTCGTAAACGTTTCTATATATTCCACGTTATCATCTGTAATTTCTTCAAATTCACGACCGTAAACAAATACTTTTCTAGGATGTAGCGTTTCCATCATTGTTTTATACTCGTTATCTAAGAAATACTTTCTTGATTCTTTGTCATTCGTCCACATGTTGCTAATAATTACTATTCCATCTTTTGGGATTCCGTCTAAATAAAACTCTAGACTTCTAGGGTCTGTACTCGCTCTTACCGTTGGAATCACTGTAATTCCTTGCTCCTGTAAGAATGCTCCAACCCAAGCTTTTCTATAAATGTTGAAAATTTGTGTAGCTAACGGCATATCGCCGTAAGGCGAAAAATCGGGTGTTGCCACACAAACATATTGCTTTAATTTATCTACGTATTGTTGTGGATTGTTCCATATTCTTTCAAATTGATAATCATCAATAAAAAAGTGTACCGCTTTTCCGCTAGGGTCGTTATCTGATAATACGTAATTAAATCCAATCCATTCTTTGATTGGCGGTAATTCTGTTACGGGTTTTAGTTTAGGAATATCATATTTCCCTTCACCTTCAAATTGTCCGTATTGTAAATTTACAATGTTCTCAACTCTTCTTTGTGTTTCCTGTTGATTCACGATGTGTTCATATTCTTCATCAACAAAATCAATATCAAATCCAAAACTTTCCATGTCTATATCGTAAATATCATTCAATTCTTCGTTTAATTTGTCGTAATCCCATTCCGCTTTCTCCGATACCTTGTTATCCGCTAATCTAAACGCTTTGATTTGCTCATCTGTTAAATCATCCGCTTTAATACATGGCACTTTCTTCATTTTTAATTGTTTACTAGCTAAATATCTTGTATGACCGCACACAATAACGTTATCTTTATCGATTACAATAGGCACTTTAAAGCCAAATTCATTAATGCTACTTGCTACGTAATCAACTGCTTCTTGATTGTTCCTATGGTTGTTTTCATACGGTTTTAAATCCGATAAATTCATTTCTACAATCTGCATTGTGCGCTCCTTCCATTGTGTAGCGTATCTCTATGGTGCATAGGCGAGGTATCTTATTTGTATCTATTAAAAAGGACTTATTGAAAATGAAAACAAAACTAACGGTTTATGACATTCCTATACACCATACAAATAATAAAAACCACATAAACTAGTACGTGGTTCTTATTAAAAGGGTTAATTTTTAGTGACTATACATACGTTTTGGAATATGTAATGTCGTCCTTATTGGACACTACTATTTTACCATGTTTCCTAGTTCTTTTTTGTCCAAATTAGTCCATTTTAGTATTAAGTTTGTGAATTCATCAATCGCCATACTTTTTAATCTGAATACATTGCTACGATTGTAATTCATTAACTTCGCTAAATCTTCCACTTTATGACGATTTAAATAGATTTCTCTAATGATTCTTCTTGAGTCTAAACTTTCTAGGCGGTTGATTTCTTTTAAATGTTCTTCT